GCGGGTTGGTCGTGTAGGTGAAAGTCAAAGTGGCAACCGTCTGGCCACCGCTTCCGCCTTCCTTGTAGGTCACGGTGCTGGGGTTGTTGGTGCTGCCAACGTAGGAAATCGAGACGTGGTCGTGCTGCGGGATGTTGAGGCCGGCGACGTTGCGGACGTTTATATTGGGATGCACGGGGTTTAGTCTTTCTTTGTAAACTGATTAACTTCGCTATAAATCAGGCGGCGGGTGCGGCGGTCATGCCGAGTTGCTGGTCTTGGGCCATCTTTTGCAGCGCGGGCTGGGCGCCGGTGCGGCCGATGACGGCGTTTTGTTGTTGCTGAAGCTGGAATTGGAAGGCTTGTGCTCTCGCGTCGATCATGCTGCGGAAGATTTCGTCCTGCTGATACCGCTGCTGGACGGCGGGGTTGCTCTGAATGATGGTCTGCAAGGTTTGCAGGCGGACTTGGGCGTTTTGGCCGCCTTCTTTGAGCGGCGGTTCGGTGCCTGCGGCGATTTTTGCGAAGGCTGTTTGTTCGTCCTCTTGCTCGGCTGCGGTGGCTACTCCGATGTCCTGCACGATGAGGTCGGAGAGGTTTTGATCCAGGGCGGCCATCATGTAGCGGATCAAATTTGCGCGGTCCAAAATCCCGAAGGAGTCCAAGGGAACTAGGGTCTGCGCGACGAATGTAAGTTTGGCCTCGAGGGCGGCTGCGTCCAACGTGCGGGCATCGAAATCCGCCGTCACGTCGAACTGTCCGCGGATGTCGGCGGCGCCTTCGGTCATGGCGACCGGGTTGCCGGTGATGCGGGCGACCTCTTCCGGCGTCATGTATTGCTGGGCGAGCTGCATGATCTGGGAGACGACCAGCTTCATGTCGAGGAGCCAGCTATCGACCAGCTCCTGCATGTGGAGCATGGAGATGTTGGGATTGACCGTGTCGGTCATGCGGCCGAAGTAGCGGTCCACATCGGCGCGGGTCGCCATCTCGACCTCAATGCTGCCTTGGCCGAATGGCGGCGGGGCCATCCAAGAGATTTCACCTGGGCGGCGCTCGGGGATCTGCACGCCGGGGCCGAGGACAAGGTCAAATTTTCCGCGCGCGGCCGGGGTTTTAAGCGGAGGAATGATGCTGAGACTTGTGGCATCAACCCGCGCATCGCGCTGGATCTTGCACTCTTCCTGCGCGGTCTGGGTAATCTCGGGGATGCCGCGCGCCTCCAGCAGCGGGCGGGTGTTGCGCTCGCGGGGCAATTCAACGAAGGGATACAAGCCGTGGTCATACGGCATCAGCTCATGGATGGCCGGCTTGTCGGTGATGTTGTAGCTGAGGACGGTGCGGGTGACCTTGGTGGCGTTGGTGCGCGGGTCGTGCTCCTTGCGATAGACGTGCCAGACTTCGATGAGGTCGCGGAGCTGCTCGAAGAGGAAGTTGTCGCTGCGGTGGATGTTGAGGTGGATGCGCTTCAGCTCGCCCTTGTGCTTGACGGCGCGCTCGACCCATTCGCTGTCCCAGCCTTCCAGCGTGGCGCGCTCGCGGAGTTCAAATTCGCTGAGGAGTTCCCGGCGGGCGACAAAGGGGGCGCGCTGGATGCTGTCGGTCTGGATGGGGAAGATGATGTCCTCCCAGGGTTCCAAAGAACGCACGACCGGCTTGCTGCTGAAAATGTAGGGCTGCTCCCATTCGACTTCGCCTTTTTCGCGGAACTGGCGGACTTTGGTCGTGCTGCCTAGCTCGGGGATGATTTCGCCCATCAACTGCGCGGCGAGTTCTTCCTGCTCTGGGTCAAGGATGACCTCGAGGAGGGCTTGCAGGTTAGGGTCTTGGGATTCCTGCAGCATCATCATGGCCTCTTCCATGGTGAACGTCTTGATTTCGACGCGGGTCTGCTGCTCCCAATCGACCGCCATGATGGCGAGGCCGTAGGTTTCGCGGGTCTCGGCGGCGAGGCGGACTTCGCGCCGGAGGTCATCAAGGCAATGGCCCATGAGCCACTTGAGGACGGTGTCGATGGCGTTCTTTTTGGCCACGTCCATGGACTCGACGGGCTGCACTTGGATGCGGGCCTTAAAGAAGGCGTTGACCAAGGCGATGACACGCTCGCGGATCAGCGATTCGGAAAGAAAAACCCGGGTGTCGGCCGCATTCTCGAAGGGGAAGATTTTCTTCCCGTAGGCGCTCTGGTGCTTGCGGCCGTCATCCGTCTGCCCGGGCCAGATGCAGTAGCGGGTGTTGAAGTTTTTGACCTTGCGCTGTTGATACTGACTGCCGTCAGCGTCGGCCTGGTCGATGTCGCCGATGATCTTGGTGAGGTCTTCTCGTTTAAGAGTCATGGGACGAGGATGGAGGGATTGCGTGGAGTGTAGTTGACCGCGCACTGCGGGTTTTTCTTGATGAACCAAGAGCGGAACGATTTGTCGCCCCAGCAGTCGCGGCCAAGATGCTGTTGCCACGCGAAATAAGCATCGGCCGGCACGTCCATGACATGCTGGCCGAGACCATCGACGGTGCAGTGCTCGATCTGGTCGTTGAGCTGCTTGGCGCGGGTGGACTGGATGCCGGCCATGACTTGCTGGGCGTGCCAGCCGGTCTTTAGCTCATCCCGGACGAGTTGCGCTAACTCGCCATCCATGTCGGCGACCAGATCGCCGAAGATTTGATCTGACATCCTAACTCCTACGGCCCCATTTCTGGGGCCGCAGTGTGTTAAGACGCTTAGAGGTCGCTCAGTTTGGCGACGCCCAGGTAAACGTGGAGTTCACCGGTGTCGATGTCGCTGAGGCTTTTGGCCGTCATCGATTCAACCAAGAGTTCGACTGCGTTGGCCGCCGTGTAAACGAACGGGACGGAGGCGGGAGCGGCGGCGGCGAAGAGGACTTCGGTGCCGTTCTCGTTGACCTGCGTGGCGGCGACGTATTCGTCGTCGTCGGAGCTGTCGCCGAGCTGAACCTTGGTGTCGTTGAGGGCGCTGTCGCTGGCATCCTTGAAGGGCGTGACCAGTTTCCAGGCGGCCGTGGTGACCACATCGCCGGCTTCAAGGGCCAGAAGCGAGAGCGTCTGGTCGGTGTCGGCGGTGGACTGGGTGAGGTCTTCGTGCGTGACGATGGCCTTGTGCGTGAAGCCGGTTGCGGCCTTGGTCTCTGCGGGAAGTGTGAACACTTTCATGCTAATTTGATCCTAGTTAGTTGTTTCTGGGTTGAATTAGGCAGTCGCGTTGAACTTCGCCATGGCCTTGGGCGACATGACGGCGAGGGAGACGATGGCGTCCACCAAGCCGCGAGGTCCACCACCTTGGTCTTCCAGCTCTTGGAAGCGCGGGCGGCGGCCGTAGCGGAGCATGAGGTGGTCGGGCGACATGACGTAGCCGCGGGCGTATTTCTCGGCGTCGGTCGAAGCGTTGGCGGCCAAAAATAGGCTCGTCACGATTTCGACAGTCGAAAAATCTCCCTCGTAGAACGAGATATTGGAGATCAAGCGGTCGCTGCTGGCGGCCTGCGCGGTCTGGCGCAGGTTGAACACGTTCGAGGTGCTGTTCACCGTGAAGCGCGTGAAGTTGGTGATGGCCTTCTTGAGGGAAGGGCCGGCCACCATGATCAAGCGGTCCTGCGAACCGGTCTGCTCGTAGATGCTCTGCAAGACGTTCTGCAGGTTGGTCTCGGTAAGCGAGGCGGTTGCAGTGTTGTTGAGCGACGCGGACGGCGTGGCCTGCGAGGCCGGGACGGGCAAATCGCCTGTGCCGGTGTAGGCTGCGATCCAGGAGCCGAGGCCGCGCGTTTTATACGCGACGGAGCCGGAGCCTTCGACGGAGTTGTTGTCGGAGCTGATGGTCGCCTCGATATCACGTTTTAGTTCCGTGAGACTCTTGGCCGTCGCCCTCGCAAATTCTTTCTTGCGGCCGATAGCGGCAACGTCAGAAAGGTTGGCCTGGAAGTCCGAGACGCGGACGGTGCGGCGCATCTTCTGGGCGCGGGCGCTCAGGAGGACGCGGTTGGCGGTGGCATCCGAGAACTCGGACACGTCGGCGGAATCGACAACGCCGTCCGTGGAGGGCGAGTTGTAGGAATCGGCCAAATAACTGTAAACTGCAGGATTAGAAATATCCGCACCGGTCTTCGCGATGGAAGACGAGATGGGCGTATTTTTGGCGTCCACAACCGTGAGCACGTCGAGGAGATCCTCGCGGTTTCCAACGGCTGGGAACAGGGTTCCAGCGGGAGCTGACATAATTTTAATTCTTTCTTTTTAGAGGTTTATCCGAACAGCGCTTCGCTCATAAAATCGGCAACGTCATCAAGACGACCCGAGGCGAGCATTCTGTCGCGCGTCACTTTGGACGCGCCTTTGGTCGAAGTTTTCGGCGCGCTGATCGGCTTTACAGGTGTGGGCGTTTTACTTGCTGCTTTCGCGGACGAGACTTTGCCGGCGGCCTTGCTCTTGGCTTGGTCGGCGGCTTGTTTGGCCATGAGGGTCTGCTCTCCGTAGAGGGCCAGACCGACCCAGTATTCGGC